TGAATTGCACCACCTGAATCCGGAAAAGCGTCCGTGGGGGTCTGAGGGACCGACATTCCAGATTGCGCCATTTTCGTGGCTAATTTGGTAATGAGGTTGTCCGCAATAGGCGCAATCCCCGGTTTCATTTGGACGAATTTTGCGATCAGAGTAGTGATCACATTCAGATCAGGCTCCCCTGGCGCAGCCATACCCCCTGGTAAACCAGGAGGTTGTGCCACCTTAGCTTCGGCCGGGGGCTGAGGCTGTGCGCCCAACTGCTGACCCCCGGTTGGCTGAGGTGTTGGTTGTGCTGCCATCTGTGCAGCTACGTCCATGGATGGAGGAGGGGCTATCCCCAAATCGGTGTAAGCCATTTTTTGCTACACTCTCGTCGTGGCTTGGGCCACGGGAATGTTAGAAGGTTCTCCTAGTAGGGATTGCCTTTCTTCTGCATCTTACCGCCGCTGTCCCCACCTCTCTCACCACCAGGGCGTTTCTGGTTCACAGAAATTGGCTCTGGGGAGTGAGGGCAGAACACGGCCGGCGAAGTGAATGCTTGAGCCGAGGGCATGGCTCCGGGGGGCGGATAGGTTCCAGGATCGTGCCCAGGGTAGTGCGCCGGAACGACCAGGTCGTGACTCATCTTTCCATCATGTTTCATCTTTACCTCCTAGCTGTGCTCAATGCCGACTGGATTTTCGGTGGCTTGAGCGGTTTGATTTACGTTTCCCCTTGTTTGATCTCCGCTGCTCTGAAGCAGCAATCGCAGTCGCCATTTTAACATCCGTAACGACTTCTCCAGTTCCTCCGTGGTGAAGAGTGCGATCACCATATTCACCCATCACCCTCTTAAACTTTCTCCCAACGGGCAATTTCCCTTTGTGCTTCTTCGGCATTTGTCCCTATTCTCAGCATAAAGACCTTGTCAAGCTAACTGGAGCAGATTCTCTATATTCTTGGATCCTTTTCCTCCAGGACCGCCCTGGGTTCCTCCAGCTGCACCCGACAATAACTGGCTCAATGTCATGCGTCGAATCATGGCAACTTCTTCTTCTCCAAGCTCGCGCATCACTCTGTCGTATTCGTTCTCCATTCCGAGTTTCCGGAACAAAGCTTTTGTGCTGTATCTCCCTTCCTTCGCCAGAGCAAAGGCGACCAGGGCTTCTTTCTCCCGGTTGGAGGTGAGTGTACTGCCTTGAGCCATCAGAAAAACGAACTGCTTTCTGTGGTCCTGTGGATTGATACCAGCTGGCGTCATCTCTCCTGGAATCCAGTCGAAAACATCTTCAAAGCTCACCCCGTCACGGCCCAGGAGAAACATTCGGCGGCGGACGTCATAAAACTGCATGAAATTGGAGATCATCTGTTCGCCCAACTCGCGCATGGCGACTTCAATGTACCGACCACGCAACCGCATGATGGTCTGTTGATTTTCTTTCAATGCTTCCAGGGTATTCCCGGCCGGTGTGATCTTCTTGCGGGCCAAACCGCCCACATCGAGCAAGCCGGAGTCATCGTCCATCTCGTTTTGAGCGTACAAGAGAGTGTTCTGTACGAAGCTAGGAAGATCAGGGATCCGAGCATATTGCGGTGCTGCGGGTGACTGTGGGCTGTAGCCGATCTTGGCGTTGGGCATATTGGGATCCATCTGCGCCTTGACCGCGTAACTGAATGCGTTGTCCGGGAAGATGAGCGGTGGGTTGACCGCCTTCTTGATCATATCCAAGATCCCGGCCAGGACCGTGTTGACGATATCCTGGAGTGGAATCTTGGTTCTCAATTCGCTGACCCCATGAAACTGCCAGGGTACTGGCTTCAATCGGATCGTGATGAAGGGATAGCGACCATGCCAGAAGGGATTGGGACCGTCGTACATGAGGTCGAACTCATCCCCACCCGTGACGATCAGGCGACCACGCGGGTAGAGCCTGTTACCCGGATCGACCCGATAGGCCCAATTCGCGTCCGGTGGGCCCATAATCACTTCATTATCTGAAGTGTTGAGCTGGTCATCTTTAATCCAGAACTCCGTGTAGGGGGCTTGCTGGAGAACTCCGGGAAGGTATTGAGGAACACCGCCAATGACACGCTTCATCTGTGGGGAAAGAAGTTCAAAGGCGTGTTGGCCGACATACTTGGGCCTCGAGAACGGACGAGCGTAGCTGCTATGCTCAACACTTGGTTTGATCTTCCAGCCAGTCAGTGGGTATCTTTTTTTGAAAAAAGACAGGCTCCTGGTATCACGATAAACGACACCCTGCCACTCCTGGAGTTCATGAGAAGGTCCGATCGGCATCACCTGAGAGATCCCCAGGGGGACCAGCTGAAAATCGCCTTCCCCCCCCATCAAACTGGAGTTCCAGACAACCCGCAAGAATCCGGTACTGAGATAGGCGTGAATCGTCGCCTGGCCCAACGCCAGATCGTTGTCCTGCATCGTCCACCAAGCCTTATTCGTTTTCGTATGGATTTCGGCTTGTTCGTGGTAGATCTTGTTGAGGGTTTGGACTTCGAAGGTGGGTCGAACATCGGTGAGAACGGCTGTCACTTCTTCGAGCTGCCTCAAGAGGCGATTGTTGATCGGCGCAGCCTTGTAAGAGGGTCTCTTGCTCGGCCATTGGTTCCCCATCAGGTAGGAGATGTGTTGATCGACCTGGCGTACTTCCTCAGAAGCAGACATATATTGCCATGCCTGTTCATGAGCGGTGTGGCAGTATTCCTTTAACCGCTTCTCTTGCTTCGCGGGATCGAGTCCTGGCTTGTACGCAAGCAGCTCCCAAGGCTGCTCTGGCGTGTAGTCGGCGGGCTGATCAAACAGTGCCATGTTGTTTCTCTCGTTCCTGGCGGCGGTATTCGTCTGGGGTCATGATCAACCTTACCGGAGGTTCTTCGGCCTTCTTCGGTGGTCTGGACACTTCGATTTCGGTATTACAGCCGTACTGATTGCAATAAAAGACGACGTCGCCATCTTCTCGAAGATAGATCACTTCGTAAGCCGATCTCTTTTGTCGACGCTCGCATTTCGGGCAAATGAAGGTCATGTATTCGGTGCCTTCTTCTTTGTACCTCCGAATCACCTTCATGATTTTGCCTGTGACAGAATCCTTTTCCTTTTCGCGGCGATCAACCAGGCCCCCACCCTTGTTGATGATTTTCAGGGCTGTGGTATGAAGAACGAGTCTTGTCATCGGCCTCTTCCCACATCAAAATACTTGCGGTTCGATGTGTCTTTTTGCCTAAAACTCTGATTGTGAGGCTTGGTTCCCTCGGAGATCAGGTTGGGATCATCGACCCGCTGCACTCCAAATCTGTTTTGAAGGTGACTCAGTTCTTTTTGAGTGCCCACTCTCAGCGGTTTTCCTTCAGGATGGATATGGTTCGTCGTGAAAGGCTCAAAGGGAGCGTTGATCGCTATACTGAACAGCATTTCCATACGCTCCCCACAGCAATTCGGCCAGATCGGTTCCGGATCGAACTGCACGTTGTGAACGTCGAGTTCTCTTCGTTCACATTTTGAGCAAACAAAATCCCATACGGGCATCAGCCTACCTTCTGCGATTGCGTGTCCACATAGAGCCCCCGTAGGTACTCCTCGAACTGCTGGTTGGCAAATTCTTCAATGGGGATCCCCATACCCTGCGCGAAGTCTTTGAACGATTCCCCGCACCATTCGGGCAGCGTGATCACGATCTGATCCTTCCGGAGAGCTACGGCTTGACCCGGAACTTCCTGAACGGCAGAACTCTGAGCAGCCTTGAGCTCCTCCTTCATTGAGAAGATGGCGCCGTACAGGTCAGCGGGTCCTGTGATCTTCACTCCCAGGATCTTCTGGATTCGTTCACGGTTCTCCTGATCAACGACCAGAACCTCGCCTGTGTATTCTCGCGTTGCGGCTTGCTTCTTCTCCTCCGGACTTGGATCTGGCTTTGCGGGTACAGACGTCTGTACTACTGTCGGCTTTCCGAACTTCGCATTGGCCTTAGCGATCTCCTCCTGCATATCGGTGGTGTCGTTGAACTGGTGACCCGCGTCGCAGTAGGTGAAAAAGGCTCCCTCGCGGTTTTTCAGAAAATTGTCCTGGACGCCACCGAAGCGACACCTGGGACACGGTACGTTAGATACACTGGTTTTCGCTGCCATAGGTTTGTTCCATTTCCTTTGCTACACTCCACTTGGGGAATGTTAGTAAACTCTCTCCCTTTAATTGTGCGTGTGCCGTCAAGCCCTAGTCGATGATTTCCATCCTCGCTACGGGTGCGCGCAGTTTCTTTCCCTTCAACTCACAGGGCTTTCCAAGAGCGATGGCCGGGGTAAACGGGTGCGTGTAAAACGACTGCTTGAACCCCGTTTTGGAGTTTCCTGAGAGCTTCTGTCCACACTTGGGACAATAGGCGTCCGGAAAGATGGGAGCGTCGATAAACTGCGGCGCGGGGGCGAGTTTGGATGCCTCAGCCTTACCGC